TTCCAGCTCCAGAAGGACTCGCCAAAAATATAGCTTTGGGGCTGGTTACAACCTCTAAAAGAATAGACAATAGTTTCATAGCGAATATTTGTAATAAATATTACAAATCTCGTTTAGCTCTAGTTTTAAACCCAGTAAATATAGGTGTAGGATTTGGATTTTCTAGGTCAAACAAACGTTTTACAGTTTGAAAAATGTCTAAATTTTCTTCTTTTGAACGTGAAGACTCATACATTTCCCATCCCTTACCCTGCATTTTACCTTTAGCTGGTCCTCGTTTTGAAGATTTTAACCACAATATCCCAGTTCGGTCTACTTTTTTACCAAAACACTCCTCAAAACATTGAGCATAAACTGCAGTTTGTAAATCATAAGTAGTTTGAAGATGATTAGATGTTTTAAAGTCTATAACCCATAATTCTCCATTTAATTCACAGACTAAGTCACAAGTACCAGCTACTTTATATTTGTCTGAGAATAGATGGACTTCTGCTTCTATTAGGGTTGGTTTATATTCTTCCCACCAGTCAACAAATTTAATAAACATTTGCCAAACATCTGGGTTATATCTAGGATTATCATATTCATCTAAGAAAGTTAATTCTTTACCATTAAGATAATTTTCAATCATATTATGAACCTGAGTACCTTCCTCACTTGCTTTTCGAACTATATGGTCTGCTGAGAATCCAACTTGTTTTAGCCAATCTTCAAAATATTTTCCTTTAGGATAGTATTGCAAAACATATGTTATAGAAGGATAATATTCACCATTTCGTCTATAATATCTTGAATCAGGAAGTGTTATTTGCTTATGATCATCTGATATTTCTAATATCCGACCATAAGAGTTTTTTATTTTACTCATGTTAATAATTTTCTAGTTAGTAACCCAGATAAGGTTAAGGGTTGAGATCTATGTAGTATATCTAAAAAGGAATTAAATCCTATTTCAGAAGGATCTTTACCATTCATTTCTAATAAGTGAACTTCTTTACCTTCATTCATAAATTGTTCACAAAATCCTAAAGCATCTTTCTGGGCGTCTTGGTCTAAAACTATATAGATTTGTTTAACTTTAGATGAGACAATTTTTTTCATTAAGTTGTTTTGGATATGTTTTCCTAATAATGGAATAGCATTACGTTTAATAGCCATAGCATCAAAAGGGCCTTCACATAATACTATTGGTGATTCCCAATTAATAAAAAGTTCAAAGGGTATAATATCTTTAGAAACAGAAGGATTTTTATATTTTCTATATGATTCTTTTTCAAAACTTCTACCTACAAAGAAATTAAGTTCACCTTTAAAGTTGTAGGAAGGGATAATAATCATGTTAGCATATTCTCCAAACTCACAATATCCAATATTATATTTAATAATATCTTCAACAGTTATACCTCGTTTTTTTAAATAAAAAAGTGCATGTTTAGCAGAAATACCTGTTGGGGTAGGATATAAAGGAGTAAATTCTTCTGGTAGGTTGAGTTGATTTTTGACAACTGTTTCTTCTACTTCATATCCACCCCTAGTATAAGATTTTGCTTCGGCTATTTTTTCAGGTGAAGCTTCTGTTTTTTTAAATAATCCTACTATAGTTTTTCCTCTCGTATTACAAACCCAACAATGCCAAGGATTATGTCCTTGTTTATTTTCAGTGAAATTTATTTCAAGTTTAGGTTTATGGTGATGGCAAAAAGGACAATGATAAGCATAGTTACCATTTGATGTTTTTCTACCTTGCCCTAAGACAGAATCAACTAGAGTTACTAGGATGTGATTAATCATCAAAGTATAAAGATATAAAACTATTCTTGAGTATCAAAATCTTTTCTATAAAACTTGCCTAGGATGTTGTCATTATAAAAGGCATCTGGGTATTCTAGTACCCCATTTATGAATAACCATTTAGTTTCAAAGTAAGTTAATAGTTTTTTGTTATTTACAAATTGAATGATTTCTCGTTTAAATTCTTCTTTTTTACCTTGAGTAATATATTCTTTAATATCTTTTTGAGAACCATAATAGGTTTTCCAATCACTTTCTTTTTGAACTATTTTATATAGAGATTTCCTACCTCTACCAGTTAATAATTCTAATTCAGCTTTAGTAAGTTTTTTCTTTTGATTATGGTAAAGTACTTTTTTACCAATATATATTTTATTAGAAAGAATATGGGTTACCTTATAGATAAATCCATATGTTCCTTCAGGAAATTGTGATATGTTAACAATCTCATCTTCATAATATAACCAATTCATCTATCAATGTTTATTAATATTGTTGTATCTGTTGTTTGAGAAGTGGGTAAAGGTTGAGCTAATTTACCCACTGCTATCAATTCTTGATTTTCATTATATAATCCTACAGTAGTAACATAAGGTGAAAAATCAGACCCTGTTACAAAATCTTTGTAAGTATCAGTTGATCCACTTTTTAGTAATGAGGGATTTAATGAGTAATTGTATTCATTAGCTCTAATAGTACATTTATATTGAGTCTCATATAATGTTATTGAAGACTGAAATTCAATGTTGGGGACTGAGAAGGTTGTTCCTATTCCGCTGCCAGTTCCTGTAAAGATTAGAATTCCATCTTCATATATGATGTTGCCAGCATGGGTAGAAGATGATATTATATTTCCTTCTCCATCATCTGTATAAGAACCTGAAGGGATAGAGCTGGCTGATATTATTATTTGAAGAGAATTGGGTTGGATATAATTACCATAATATTTAGATGGTATAGATACAACTCCTATATTCCCATTAGTTACATAATATCTTAAAGATCCAGTAGTATTAGATAAAGAATTTATATAGTTAGTTGTGTAAGCGGGACCTATTACAGTACCATCAGTGTTAAATGAAGCTGTAGAGGCATTGGAAATCAAACCATTACTACCTGAAATATAATTACTATAATATAACTGTTTAATAGAGTTGAATACTAAAGCCGCGCTGGATGTACCTTCACTTTCTCCTGATAGTGAATAAGTTATATTTGAGCCTGTAAAATATGAGTAATATCCACTCCCAGAAAAAGTCTTATTAACTGTAAATGGGGTTACAATTACATCATTACTGGTGAGTGTTTTTAAGTAACTCATTCATTAGAAGTCTAATTTAACTCTAATAAGAGCTTCTTTGGTGAAATCTTTCTTAAGTGGTTTGCTTAATTTAGCTACAGCTAATAACTCATTAGCATCATTATACAAACCTACAGTTGTGATAAATGTTTGAGGAGCATTTATAAAATCATTATATAGTACTTCACCTGTAGATCCAGAAATAAATGATGGATTTTCAGAATAATTAAATTCTGAGTTTCTAGCTCTTATAAATAGATAATCAGAAGTTATATTTTCCTGACTGTTTAATTTAAAATTAGCCGCTCCTGATAAAGCTGTATAGAGTTTTATAGAATTACCAGCGTCAGTATTTGGAGTGTAACTGGTAGCTAAACCTATACCACCATTGGCTGTTGATAAGTCTAAAGCTGAGGCGTTTAATAAAATAGTCCCTATGTCAGGTAAGAATAAACCATATGAACCTGAGTTGGCTGTATAGCCATCATTTGAGTAAGCTTCACCTGCTGTTCCACTAACTATTTGATACACTCTACCGGCCTCATTAAATGATACAACTGAGGTGTCATTACTATTATCTGTAAGTTGTAAAGTAGCACTGCTTGATTTTAATCTTAAGTCTAAAGTACCTAAAAATAAATTTCCTTTAAATCTAGATCTATTAACAGTGATAGCATAAAAACTTTGGGTCACTGGGGTTTTATCTCCAAAAACAAAACTACTGTTTTCATCTCCTAAAACAATATTTTGGAATTGACCAAATATAGTTGAAGAAGGAGACTTACCAGAGATACCAGAATCATATAATAATGATCCTAATCCATTTTCATTACCAAAAGCTATATTAAATTGAACTTCAGCTTCATCTAAAATAGAGCTAGTTTGAAATATACTAACATAATAATCTCCACTAGTACCAGCTACTTGGACTGAAGAGGTAAAGAATGTGGTTAGGGTGGGAGTATTACCAGTCCAAGCCCCCGCTGTCACTGAGTCAGCACTGATTAAAAAATCTTCAGGGTCTAATCTTTTAAATGACATGTTTTATATTAAGCTGTTTTAGTGATTATTACAGGGACTGTTATTCTGGCGCCACTATCTCTACCAACAATTTGTAATGTAGTATAAAGTTGAGTGTTAGAACCAAATAATGTGTTAATGGTTGTGGCTGTTAAATTAATTGTAGTTCCAACAACTGTTTTAGATACATTAGTACCTAATGTTTGAGTTTGATTTAAAGTAGTAGCTTCAGTTGTTTGAACACCTACACCATTAAAGGTATTTAATACTCTAACATCAGCTATTGTAGCAGTATACCCATTTTGTTCAAAAACTTGATTATTACCTAAATAATTAAGAGTTTGAGGTGTAATAGCTAAAGAAGCACCTTGTTTTAAGGTGATAGAAGTATAACCAAGATCCAAAACAGGCATTTTAGCTGTTCCTCTAGGTAAGGTAACTAACTTATATCTTAAGTTTTGAGTTGTTTCTGGAAAGGCTTCTAAAAGAGGCATGTTTTCTATGGCTTGGCCATAATAAGCGCTCCCTGAGGGGTGGATAGGATTATATAAAGTATAATCTATCTCATCATCAGATAGGGCAAATTGAGTGATTTTAAAAGATCCATCACCTCTAGCTAATAATTCTCTACCTTTATTAGTTAATATGGCATCTACTGTTACTACAGAGTTATTTAAGTATCCCATTTTGTTTATTTGTATAATAATAAATATTACTATTCTTTAGTTTTTTATAATATATTTTTTTCTTTTAATTGAGATAGTATATTATCTAAATTATTTTTTAATCTTTCAGAAGGATATTTTGGTAAAATTATTCCTGTAAAAGGATTATCAGGATCACTGATGGTTGATTTTTTAACTATATCTAATATTAAATATTTTATATCTTCATTATCTACTCTGTGGATAATAAAATTATCTATATTAGTTCCATCTGGTATGGTAGTATTTAGTTTGAGTTTTAAAAGTCCTTGACCATCTTCTTGAGGAGAAATAGTTTCATATATATAATAGTCTTTAGAAGGATCATACTCAAATCTTATTCTATCTCCAATTCTTGGTGTGAAGGTATTAGTTATAGGAGAAAGCCCAAAAGATCCCCCAGTGCCAATAAAATTAGATGTATTTTGAATATTACCGTGGTTTAATGATAAAAAACTAGAAGCAGTTAACCAAGTTATATTTGTATCACTCCCAGTAGACCAAAAATTAGTTTGGGTTCTAAATGGTGGGAGAGGACTAGTGGTAGCTAAAGAAAAAGCTATGTTAGAAAAAGTCACAGGAGTTGTAGTCTGAGCTTGGATTCGTATTTGGGTAAGGGAATTTGGGGGAGAACCTAATAGATTATTACGTGGTATAGTAGTTATAAATTCTCTTTGTTTAGATAAGTTAGGGGGGATTATAAAAATATCTTCACTAAGAGTTATAGTTCCTCTTTTAAGTATAACTATCATTTCAGCAGGACGAGAATTATTATTGGTAACATTATAGGAGATCTTAAATGTAAAAGTATTTATAGTTTGAACAAGTTTATTAGAACTTGTAAGTATTAATAATCCAGAGCTAGAATCAAAATTAGCATTATTTAAAGGAGCTACAATTATATCATCAAAATTAGTGATATTAGTATAAGAGATATCATCAAAATTTAAACTAGAAGTTCTAACCATTGTGCCTAAAACATCACTAACTGTAGGAGATGATACTGCAGGAGCTCCATTAGGAGCTGAGAATGTTAAATTTAGGGTATAACTTGATGAAGGTATTCCATATTGAGTATATAATATGGGTTTTTGAGAACCTACTCCTGTTATAAGATGTTCACCTCCTAATTGAGTATTAATACTAGAAGCATTATCTGTTCTAACTATAGCTGTTTTACCTATAGGAAAATTTTGGAGAAGATTTAATCTAGCTATAGAGTCTGAAGAGGGTTTAGCTATTTCTCCCTCATAATCTACAACATATTCTATAAAATAAGCTGTGTTATCTATTATTTCAGGCCCAGTTCCTCCAGCTCCTTTAAAGACTATAAAATAATCTTGGGTTTGTTCAGCTACAGGTAGACCTCCTAAAACACCATAAACATTATCAGGTTGTAATTGAGTTGCCATTATGTAGTTATATTAAAATCTGGTGATGAAACTCTACTCCCGTTGTATCTACTATTAGACCATCCTGTGGCTGTATAATTTGAGTCTTGGACAGGGGCTACATCCGCATTACCACTAATCAAAAGATTAAAATTAGTAGGTACTAAGCCAGTTGAATAATCTATATCTTGATAAATATTAGAATATCTAGGTATAGTAGCATTATTTAATAAAGCATTATCATCTAATATATTAAAATCAGAGTTGGGTGGGGAGATATTAATGAGAGAAGAAGAAGGGATAGAGAGTGAAGTCGCTACTATATTAAGTTCAGCAAATGAAGCTGTTACTAAACTAGCATTTAATGTGTTAGTTATTTGTATATAAAAATAAGTTCCACTAATATTATTTACTAGACTAGATATTTGGGAAAAAGATGTAGATCCACTAAATCTATTTGTTGTATTGCTAAGTACACTAGCTGAGGCTAAGTGGATAGTTTGAGGGGGATATCCTGTGGCTATCAAATATAAGGAAGCTGTAAAAGGAGCATTTACACCACCATTATTGTTTTTTATAGAGCAGGTAAATTGTATAATTAATTCTTCATTAGGATCTTTTCTAAAAGTATACTTAGAGGGGTCAGGACTACTAGATCCGGTTTGAAAAAAAGAAATAGCATCTCCTGTTGAATTATTATTACCACTTCCTGAACCTATATTCCAAAAGTATTGTGTTGCTCCTATTCCAGGCCATGAGGGCCCATTTAATGAGCTTGTATTATATGAAGCGCTAGCTCTTAAACTAAAGCCATATCTACCGGGGGTAGAAGAAGTTGTAGCTGTGGGTATTATTCCTAAAATAAAATAATTTGATTTTTGTTGGGTTGTTAAAATATCATATTGGACAGAGCCGGTACCCATATAATTAATTCTAATAGAATCAGCGTTTTGTAAAGTAGAACTATAATTATTACCTCTACTGTCTATAGGATTAATTTTTAAATATTTTACACCTGATGATACTACAGCCATTTTATAGTTTTATTAATTTTTTATCTTCCTCCAGGAATTACAGGAGGTGTTCCTCCCCCACCACCTCCAGTAGAACTAGCTCCTTCAGTACTTCCTGTATCATACCATAAATATATTTCACCAGCACCCGGGAATATAGAATCTTGAACAAACCTAGTGTAACTAGTTATATCTGATGAATATAGGTAAGGGGTATATTCAATTTCTAAAGTAGATGGGAATTTTGAGTTATTCCAATCATTTAATTCCCCATTAGTAGCTTTAATTTCTGTACCTTTTAACTCTCCATTATAAAATTCGTCTTCAGTTTTATGAGTTAATGTTGTACTACCTGAGGGGGTAAGGATAGTCTCATCCCAAATTTGATAATTTTCTAAAGGGTTAGAAGGTTTAGGAGTGATATATGGGTAACTATATACAATAGCTCCCGCTAAAATGTCTACAGAGGATGAAGGGTTATAAGAAGATAAACAATATAAAGAAGTATATAAAATATTCCCCCCGTCTATCTTAGTTAAGACTTCAAAAACTTCATTTTCTAATGGAAAAACTGTAGAAAATTTAAATATATAATTATTATTTGAACTGAGTGTGGTTACATTTAAATTTTCAATTTCTCCTCTTAAAGAGGAAGATAATGAGGCTGATAGAAGATAATTAGCACCCCCTATTGAAATTTCATGACCAAATGTTAAGGGAGGGTTATATTTAGATACTATCCCAGAATGTAAAGAAATGGTTCCTTGAGAAGGATCTGTATAAAAAATTCCGTCTGAAGTAAGATAATTAGATCCTGAGAAAAGGTTAGTAAATGATGTTGGAATAGGACCTAATATTGATCTAGATCCTGAGAGAGAACTAGGGGGAAGGGGAAGGTCACTGTAGTCATTTAATACTCCACCAGCACCCCCGTTTATTTTACTTATTCTTGAATTAGAGATATAAGTACCACTAGTTATAGGATCCCACATTTGTTGTGAATAGATAGATCCACTATAATAATGTTGAGAAATTTCAACTTGAGCTGGTCTTTGTCTATTTCTTTCAAGTAAATGTTGTTTTATAACTACTCCTGTTGAAAGACCTGATTTGGCAGGAGTGAAATCTTTAATCATTTTAAATAAAGAATTATCAAAATATTTGATAAGTCTTATATAATCATTCCAATTATAATTTTTATAATATTTGTCAAAATAAGAATTACGTAGCCTATCTAAGTCAGGATAAGAATAAGAAGATTCAGATACTTGACGTGGGTCTCCAATATATTCTCCTATATTAAAATACCCCATTGATGAATTAATATCATCATTAATTTCATTTTGAGGTGAAAAAGCTACTTCAATATAATTTACATCTCGAATATAACTTTCACTTTGAGGATATCTTTGTTGTATAGTTCTATATGGAGTTAAGACATCTCCTGTTGGGAGAAGATTATCTTCTATTCTTATTTTTTGTGAGATTCTATTTTTTATACCAACTGTAGGTTGGTCATAATATATAAATTCAGTTTGGGGATAGAATATAGAACGGGTATTTATAGTGTAATTACTATCAGTACTAAAAGAGTTAGTAATAAATGATCCAGTTACTTTAGGATGGATAGATGTTCTAGTTCCTGTTGTAGTTATCAAGTCTGATCCTAAAGGAGCTCTAAAAATAAGGTTATTAGCTGATGATGAGTAGTTAGATCCTTCTATAGAATAGGGATTCATAACTAAATCATAAAACTCATTTTCACCTAATTCTACATTATAATATCTTAATTCTTGATAAGAACCTATAAAGGAAGTATAAATATTTCCCCCAAATCTAACAGGATTAGGTAGTCCAGAGGCAGATATAAAAGGAATATATAAGAGTATAGATTCACTCCAAGCTGTACTTAAATTAGTAGTTGAGTTTGAAGCTGTATAACCTATTTTAAATCCATTGTTCCCATTATAAATTTTATTAGCTGCTTTTAAGGTATAAGTACTACCAGATGATAAACTAATTGACCACCAATTGCCATCATAAAAAGGAGCGTCTATTGAAACTACAGAACTTGTACCTAAAGTTGAACCTGAGCTCCAATAAGTTAAAGTGGCATATTGGTTAGAAGAGGAAGGGATAGATCCTGAATAAGAAGCACTTGAATATCCTGATCCTGTATAGGTTAGAGTTATGTATCCAGTATTGATAGGACTAAATAAATCAGCATCAAGATGAGCTAATATTTGAAATTGATTTGAAGGAGGGAGAGAATTAGGTTTAAACCTAAAAGATAAAGTTTGAGGTTTGTTATTAGGAGAATTCCATAAGTTATTAACAGACCAAGGTATATCTATTAAACTAGATGTAAAAGATGATGAGATATAAAAAGTATAATTAGATTTATTTTGAAAATAATCCCAATCATTAGTATTATCTTTATCCTTACCTCCAAATTCAGATATTCTTAATATTGTATCAGGGATACCAAATATATTAATTAGAGCCCTTAAACCTTCAACTGTACCTTTTTTCTTAAGTAGATAAGGTAAATTATGGTAAATTCTTTTGTAAGTTTCTTTATTTAAATCATCTAGTTTAATTAAAGGAGGTGATATATTTGGTATACTTCCTGTGAAGAAAGCAATAGCTGGAGGTCCTTGGGCTAATAAATCACTTAAATAAACTGAGCTAGTAGGTGTTCCTGGGGGTGATATGAAATAATCATAATTTACTATAAAATTCTGGCTTATACATGTGAACACATCATTTTTATAATATAATGATGAAGATTCAACAAATCCTCTATAATTATAATCACTATAATAAACATAGTCTGTAATTAATTCAGATCCAGTAGGGGGTAATAAACTTCCAGAACCATTTATACCTAGTAAAGCTGAGTATAAATCATCTGATGAAAAGTTATTTTGATATAAATTAACTCCCATACTTTGAATAGCATTAGCTACTATATCTTTAGATATACCATAATTTAATCTATTATCAGTATCAAATCGATTTGATACGTCTTTTGTATATACCCACATGTTATCAAAATGCTGGCCAATCATATCTAAAAATAGAAAGAAAGAAGCATTTGTATCATCATCTTTTACAAAAGATGGTAAATTATTAACTAACCTATCAGAATTTTCAATATCATAATTTGATCCTGAGGTAGTTTGGGTTGTTAACCAAAGTTGAGAGAAAAAACTACTTGTTGAAGTTAAGATATAAGGAGGAACAGAGTTAGTTTTAGGATATATATTTGATAATCCATCTGATGATCCTGATGAGTAATATTGGTAATATTCATACCTATCAAAATTTTTAATAGTATTTTCTATTTGTTTTTCAAGTAACAAAATACTTGAAGAATTATCTGTTGGACTTAAAGAATTTAAATTATTTATCTCATTTTGATATTCTTCAATTAAACTTACTTTATAATAAAAATTTCTTACTCTTTCCTCAGCTGAGGAGAAATAGACAAAATTATTAAAGTCACTATAATCAACATTAACTGTTATTCCTTTTTGAGCTAATATATTTTGTAACTCATTATAAGAAGAAGTTAAAATAGTAGTTGTTAATGAAGTTAAATTTTTATAAGGAGTAGAATTATTAACAACATCCTTTAATTGTACTTCAAAATTTGGTCCTCTTAATTTTTTTGATTTTTCAGGTTCAACTATTCTAGGAGGAAAATTAATATTAAAAGAAACTTCACTAGCTGTTTGAAGAGTTACCCATAAAGTATCTTTTTCAAGAAATTGAGGTTCTAGAGGTTCATATAGTTTAATTAAAACAGTATATTGAGAATAACTAACAGTATCTAATAATATGTTATTAGCTATAAAAATATTATTATTACCTAGATTAATTTGAAAATCTTCAAAATAAGCTGAGTTGGTTAATTCTGTTTTAAATTCATTTACTAATTTTTCTAATTCATCATTACTGATGTCATTATTAGCTAATCTTAACTCAGTTCTATCTGAAGAAATCTGTTTTAAATAAAAAGGACTATCTAATGATGAAGATAATTGGTTTCGAAAGAAATTATAAACAACTGTGTAATTACCCTGGTCATATCCTGCTTTTATAGTGTCAATTTCAGGATCAACATTAACTGTAGATACAGCGTTCTGTTGAGTATTATAATCTAAAGTAACAGTGTAATTTTTATAACTGTAATCTATATATTCAAGTTGGTTTAACTCATTATAAATAGAAAATTCTATATTATCAGTTTCAGGATTAAATTGGGATATAACATCAAAGGCTGGGATTAGATTAAGGTCTTGTTTAGTGTAGTCCTCAAATAAATTAGTATTTATTTTATTTAATGTTACTAAAGCCATTATTGTATATTAATTCCTTGAGTTAATTGGGTTTGTTGAACTTCTATTAATTGAGTTTGAGTTTCTAAAAGTTGTTCTCTTAATGAATTTATTTCTTCATATAAAGCATCTAATTCTAGATTGGTTTGTTCATCTCCAACATACTCACTACTTCTCTGTATTAATTCATTATGAGAATTAGGACCAGTTTTAGGTATATCAAAAAATAAATTATTATAAGCTTCAAAAAATTGTGTTACTGTTATTTCAGGTTCAATATCTGAAAAAGGGACTGGGGGGGCAAGTTCATTAAAAGAGGTATTAATAGTATTTTGATATTTAGTTTTATCATATACTTTTCTAGTAAGATTAATTCTTTGTCCCATTTTTAATTTATTATTTTAAAATAATAATTATCATCTAAAATTATAGTTTCCCCATTTAATACAGTTTTTATTAAAATTTGATAATATCTTTCAGGTTCTAAACCATTCATATAAATAGTAAAATAACTGTTTGAACTATCAGCACTTATCTTAGTGTAAGTATCATCAAAATTAAATATAAACTCATTAGTATCCAAGTCTTTTATAGCATAATATGAAGTTATTGGTAGATAATAATTAGTTGTATAAATTGAAGAGGTTTGGTAACTACGAGCGGGGAACTCAGGTCTACAGTTTAATCTAAATTTATATATTTCTGATCTTCTAAATTCAATAGGATTATTAGCTAAAGTAACCACCATTTGAGTTGTATTAATAGTGGATTGAGCTGATGAAGTTATATAGGAAAAATCATTCCATTGAAACTGGAGTTCAGGAGGGTATATGGTGTTAGTATCTATAGAATAGAATTGCAATTTAGCTTGTTTTGATAAACTATTTACAAATTCATCAGCTGAGCTTTGTTTAAGGATAAATCCATCATTAGTAAATCCTCCTAATCCTTTTGAAGCACTATACCAAGTTTTTATAGTGTTTGTAACATCAACATCTAAATCTTTAGAGCTATTATAACTATAAATTTTAGATTGGACTATATTTAAACCTAAAGAAGAACCAGTATACCAAGTTCCTCCACCTGCTACAGTGCTATAAGAAGCTGTTACAAATGAAGAAAAATTTGAAGTAGCCCAAGCATTAGATCCAGAATATGTTCTATAAACCCACCCACACCCATTATCAATTTCAGGATTACTATTAAATTTACCTGTGCCCATTCCCCAAGATCCTGATAAGGGGTATATTTCTAATGTTGTGTCAACATTAAGATTTTCAATATTAGATATATAGTTTTTAAGATTAACCTTAAAAGAAGAAGTATTAATCTTATTATCTATAATAGAATTAATTTCTTCTTGAGAAAATTGAATTAAATATCTACTAACATGAGTAGTACCTGTTGAAAAGTCAGCTATGGCTTCTATAATAGAATCTAATCCTGTGTTTTTAACAGGATATCTTGAATATATAGTGGTGTCTTTTGTTGGGAAAATTTTATATACTGCCATAATTATAAAGTTTTGACTCTACCTCTAATATCAACATTGGGGTATTTCACCTCAAAAATTGAAGGGTCTAATGAAGGATAAATAACATTATTTAATGTAGCACCATTTATATCATAAGCATATTGAGAGTAGCCACTAGCCAAACCACTTTTATTAGTTATTTTAACACTATCAACAGTTTGAACTCCTTTAATTTGATCTAAAAGAATATATATGTCTCTTAATAAAACAGGTTGATTAATTTGTTGGTTATCTATATTAAAATAATTTTGTAAAGCTATTATACAATCTGCTATTACTTGATTGCTATTAAAATTAGGCAATACAATAATATCAAAATCAATACCTATGTTAATTATAAAAGCGTCTCTGATTTTAATAGAGTCATTTATAGTTCTATATTCTGAAAGGTAGGTAGATAGATTTTGTTTTAGGGTTGATGAGGCTATGGTTAATTGTCTATCAGCATTATAACTTAAAATATATAAATTTAATGATGAAGGAGATTCACCTGGTAAAAGGTTTTCTAGTTTTTCAGATTCAATATAAGCTTTAGCTATAGTCCCATACTGAGAAGGAAGACTTAAAGACCTAACTAAATAATCTTCTTGTGTTATAGTTCTTAGCTGGGTTCCAAAGTTACTTAAAGTATTATTTCTAATTTCTTCTATATTATCTCCATCATCCCCTCCAGTAGCTGAAGAAGGATTTATAACTAAAACTGAGTTAAATATGTTTTGGGCTAGGTTACCCGTGTTGTCTAAATTGGAGTTTTGGAATTTAATATCAGCACTTACAATAGTATTAATAACATTGGATTCAACATTAGCAGTTACTCCTCCACCTATTAAATAAGTTACAGTTAAAGTAATATTAGAAGGAGCTATACCATAAGTATTACTATATAAAAAATTGGAAGGATTAAAAGCTGTTGTTAGCTTATTTTGGGATGATGGTAATCCTATACCTACATTATTAGGGTTGGGTATTATAGTCTCATTAACATTATTTTGGTTAGTCCCTGCTCCAAATTGAATATCTAATTGAGTTTTGGATTTAAATCTTGTTACAAATCTTCTTGGTACTTTTTCTAAACTTAGAATATAAGGTACTTCATTTAAATCAGATTGAGCATTAGGATCTGGTCCAAATGGATTTTTATTTTTTATAGGTTTAAAAACAGTTTCTTGAGCTAAATAAGGAACTTCAGTCCACTCATTACCATCACTATCTATAATACTTAATATTCCAACTATATTAGCTTCATTAATAGTTACAGTTGGATATCTTTGTACTGTGGTGAAGGTAAATGTTGTTGTTTTAGGAGTAGCAGAGATAGCTTTACGTGTTTTTTTAAGAAGGAAAGATGAGGGATTACTTCCAACTACTTCATATACTGTAACCACAGTAGGGTCTAATGATGAAGAGAATGAAAAATCTATAGGATCTTGAATTAAGAATTGAGTAGAATTACCAGTATTAGAACCTAATATAGTATTATTACTAATTAATAAAGCGTAATCATAATCCGGAACATAAATTCCACCAACAATTTTAGCTGGGACTTTTTGATAAATATCTATATCAACAACTGCTACTCCTGTGGCTTTGGGTTTGTAACCCATCATATAAGCTAAATCATATAAATTAGGTTCTTGACGGGCATATTGTAAAAAAGTTTCCTGTATTTGGTTATCTAAATAAAAAGATAAAACATCTCCAACATAGGAAGCCATCTCAATAAACATTGATCCTGGGGAGTTTGGTCCAAAGTCATTGTAAGTAGTGGGGAAATAGGTTTTTGAAAATTCAATAAGAGATGACCTTAAGGAATCAAAATCCCTATTAATATATTTTATATCTCTATTTATTTTATTATCAGCCATTATTATGGATTAAAGTTTATAGCTAAAGTGTCTACTTCATTATTAAAAACAGAATAGGTCAAAACTACAGTTAAAGTATGATTATTAGGGGATCCTAATACTTCTATTTTTTTTAGATTAACTTGAGGGAACTGAGAAGATAATTCTTTTTTTACAACATCTTCAACATTTGAGAGTGTATTTAATGATAATTGTTCAAATAAAAAATTTTTTAATCCTCCTCCATAATTAGGATTTAAAGGACGTTCACCTTTATTAGTTGATAGATAAACTATTATATTAGATTTTATTTGATCTCTAGTTGTATAATTTAATTTAAAAGGTATTGAGCCTGAAGTGGCTGAGTTAGTAAAAGGAAAAGACAAACCAACAGCATTTCTTGGTTGTAAATCAATGGGAAATATGTTAGTTTGTTTAATAGCCATTATTTATTCATTAAACCCATTATTTGATTCATACTTAATTCACCCGCTGGTAGGTCTGATCCAGGCATAACTCCTTGAGGTCTAAATTCACCTACATTTTGGGTTGTAAAACCCATAGCAGTCTCACCTAAAATATTCCTATACTGTTCTCTTTTTTGTTCCATAGTTAGTGAAGGAGAAGAAGAAGGTGAAGAAGGTTGAGAAATATATTCAGTGACAGTTTGTTTAGGAGCTTTAACAGCTTCTAATAAAATTTCTCTTAATTCTTCCCTAATAACCTCTCTAACGGCTTCTTTAATTATAGATTTGAAAGTGTTAGTCTTCATTGTTTATAAATATTTATTTAATTTGCTTTTAAATTATCTCTATTAATTATAGACTTTAATTCTTGTATTAAAATTTCAGGTTTAGTTGTAAATGATAATTCAGTTTGAAGAAGGACAATACCATCTTTATTTAAAGCTAAAGCTCTTTTTCTATTTACTGTTGGTGTAAAAGAAACTTCTTCTATTTTAAATATAAATCCTTTATAAGGAACTCCTAAAACACTTTCAGTTGATTCTTGAACTGATTCTTCAATAAATTTAATCATTTCAGGATCTAGGGGTATTAATTCAGGTTGTTCTTCTTCTGGGAGAGATTTATAACAGTTTACTATATCTACATCTAAAGCTTCTAAAGAACATATAAGAATCCTTAAAGCATTAGAGAATAAAACTAAAGTAACATCTAAAGAAGCTAACCCATTATAAATGTTTACTAACCTAGGTTCACCATCTTTTTTAAATCTTAATTTATTTACAACTTCTCCAGCTGTATCAACAGCTGCTCCTACTTTATCTGGGAGGGGAATTGGGGAGGCTATACGAGCTATATTAAGGGCTCCTATTAATGCTTGTGATATATTAATGATTAATAAAACTCCATTTACAATTTGTAAAGTTATTCCAACTGTGTTAGAAAGTCTATTTACTCTTTGATAAATTCTATTTATTTGAATTACTAAATTATTTCGTGTATTAACTATTTGTTGTAATTCTTGATAAGAGGGACATACATCCTCAAATTTTTTTATTAATTTATCAATTTTCTTTTGATAAATTTGCTGTAAATCTTCATATTTTTCAGCTATAAATTGAGCTAATTTTTGTAAGGCTCCTAAGGGAGGTAATAAACTTAAAATAGATCCTAAATCATCTTTAGGTGGATCTTTACAGAAATCAGCCATTATATAGTAAAATTAGATTTAGACTTTGATTGAGTTTCTAAAACACTTTTAATAGCGTTTAAATTGCCTACTATAGAAGTACCAGCTAAAGGAGTTGATCCTACTTTAGCGTTAGGGGGCTCACTACCATATATAGTGAAAAATTGAATTAAAGTATCTATTAAAGATGAAAGTTGAGTAACTGTTATATTACCTTTTAATAAAGGTTCAGTGGCAGCTTTGTTTCCTAAATAAATTTGTTCACTATTAATTATAAAATTTTTAGTGTCTATATTTATGGAATTTATAGAATTTAAATTTATAGATTTTTTAGAAGATAAAAGAATATCATTATCAGTTGTATTAAATAATAATCTACCCGAGTTTAGTATTATTTGGGTTTTATCATATTCTTTAGGGGATGTTGGTAGTTCATTATAACTATTATAATTTTTACTTGATACTTCTATGTTTATTTTTTGGTTAGAAGTTAGATAAATTGAAGATTGATCTTTATTTATATCTTCAGTTATAGGTACCCAACTGTCACTTGATATATTAGAAGGTTGACCATTTCTAATTAGAACATTAGGATTATTAGTATTATTATTAATATAACTACCTAGTCTAATTGAATTACCCCATCTTCCTTCTAATAAATTATCCCCAGGAAAAAATTGAAGAGGATGGGTATTTATTTGCTCATTAAATTTAGGACCTAAATCAATATCTGTAGATTCATCATTTACTCTTCTTATATCTCTAGCAGAGCCATCACCAGCATCTTCATAGTCTGATGTTGTGTTATCTTTAGGTTGTTTAGTAGAGTCAGGGACAGCATTATGATGTTGACTATTCCAAATATTAATAGGAGGGAGATAGTAAGCTGTTGTTAGGCTGGTGTTTGTCTGAGAGTCCCATGAAGCTAAAAATACTATAGGGACTAGTTCGTTTATTAATGGGTAAAACTTATGGTTGGAAAATAAAGGTATAGCTATATTATTAGTATCAACAGCAAAAGGAAATTGAACACTATCAAAAAACACAGTTCCTATCCCATTCCACTCACCATATTCTTTAAATCTAGGATGGGTATTATCTAAAATTATATCAAGTACACGAGCATAAAGTATTTCTTTCCCTTTTATAGAGGGGGGAGTACTGTCATTCCCTATATTTTTAGTTAGGGTAGAAATACCTTGATATATTCTAGGCATTATTTTTTACCTTTATCCTCGTTATATTTTTTTACTTCATCTAATAACTGTTGCTTTTCAGCTTCAGACATTCCAAATGCATCTCCTCCTTCTTCAGCTTGCATAGATCGCTGAACAATGGTAGCCATTTTAATTAAGGCTTCATCATTTTTAACTCCTATTTCAAGATATTCTTTAATCAAAGGAACTATAAGAGTAGCATCACCAATTTCTTGAACCATTGGTTTAAGTTCTTGAATCAGAACTGAGATTTGTTCCTCTTTCTTTTTTTGGTTGTTATAAATTTCTTCTAAAAGATTAGAGAAAGTTACCTTACCAAATATTTTTTTATCAAATTTACCCATGATAATAAATATACTTTGGTTAAAAATTGGTATATCCGTTATTTAAATAAAAGATATATTGTTCCTTATATATTTCACCTAACCGATCAGCGACGCGGGTTATATGTGGAGTTTTAACGTCTATAATTTCCCTAATATAAATGTAAAGAGCTTTTTTATTAAAAATATCTATATTTTCTCTTTTTCTGAATACTTCTAAAATAGCATCAGCTACCTGAGCATCTTTATCTTTAGGGAATAATTCATAAATATTTTCAGAGCAATATTCTACATATTGGTCTATAAAATCTGAGATATAATCAGCCTGGTTTAAAGGAGTATCTAATTCATAAGAGTGATTTAGATCTTTATATAGTTCTTCAACTGGGGCTTTGTCAACTCGTTTTTTATAGTTTTTAGTATTTTGAATGATGAGATATCTTTTAACTATGGTTCCAAAATAAGAGTATGCTTTAGCTCCTTTTTCAGGGTTAAAGAGATGTATTTTTTGGAGGAGAAAAGTTATAATCTCATGTTGCAAGTCTTCAATATTATCTACTTCAGTATAATAAAACTTAAAGGTATGGATAATATTTTCTGTTAATTTAAAAAAAGCATAATGAATATGCCTATGATAAATTTTTTCCTTTTCATCGGTGGAAGTGGCCCTATTATAGGCCACTATAGCATCCTCAGTTTCTTGAGTAAAATAATTATTTGATGATGGTTTTTTTTTCTTTTCTATTATTTCTTTTATCATAATTTATCCACTCTAAAATTTGATAAAACTTTTTGTAGATTTTTTATTTCTTCATATATAAAACCTACCTCATCATCTGTTTTAAAAATACCTTTACTATCTATAGTTTTTATTTTTTCATCAGCAAACTCAACAATTCTGGAGAGGCTGTCTAGATAGTTTTGATATCCGGCTAAGATATCTTCTTGTTTTTCATTTTTCTTTAGAAGGTTGAAGGTCGTGAATCCTAAGATCACGACCAAACAACCTAATATACTAATTATTATAGTAGTCATAGATTATCTAATATATTTTTTAAACTTTCACTTTTAATATTTCCTAAAGCTTTTTGCTTAATAGGAGTCTTTTTTTCCTTAGTTAGAGCAAAATTTTTATTTTTAGCCTCAACTTTAGTTTCTTTAAAAGTTGGAAGCCATTCTTTTTCAAATTCAATTCTAGCAGCCATCAAATCAGCCTGATGGAGAATATAAGGGAGAGCAGTTCTAGGTTTGGTAGCTGGGGAGAAATTAATCAAATATTTTTTATTAGCTTCATCATATAGGCCATCATGAGTCTGAATACCTAACATTTCATTAAAGGTATATTTAACATCATGAGCCTGGAGAAGATATAGACCACGATCAGGAATAGAAGCAAAAGCTAATTTATCACTATGTTGGTAAGTTTCTCCCAACTTATCTTTTCTCCATTGGTCAGTCTGGGGGGTGTAAGCTTCATGCTTTTCATCTCCTATTTTACCTAAGTCATGATTAATAGCTGAAAATATTAATTCTTCCATAGTGAATGTAGACATATCTACTCCCATCTGCTGCCAAACATTAGCTAATTTAATAGCGCAATCTACTACACGATTAACATGGTCTACATAACCACCTGGGAAAGCATTATGATATTCTTTTTTATGAGCCGCAGGCATCATAATAATACGATCTTCATATTCTTTATAAAAATTGAGTAATTTTTGCTTACGCTCTCCAGTAATAAAAACTCCAATATTATTGAGAAAAATCTCCCAATTCTTTTGAATTTGCTCAGCTGTTAACATTTTTTATTTACGATTAAGTTCTTCAGGGCTAAGAGGTTCACGTTCAATTGAAGCTCTAACATCTCCTAATTGGTCTAAACACTCCGCTAAGACAATTCTAATATTGTCTAGGTCATTTCTAGAGGCATAAAAATCTATATGCTTCATTTTAGCTTCTAACTTATCTAGTTGATTATTTATATATCCTCTCTGTCTCATTTTTTTCCTTTATTTTTTAAAAATTATTTATTTTTTTATTTAATCTGAAGTTAATAAATCTTTTAGGGAAGGCCAATTTACTTTGAAGAAAGGTCAAAAATTTTTTTTAGGAGGGCACATTTTTCATACTCCTCAATTTCTTCAAAATACTTAATAGATAATTTAAAGGCAACTTCTAATTCACTATCCATATATGAAGTTAAGACTTCTTGGGACTTTTTATCCTTTACTTTAAACTTGCTTATATAAGTGTAAGCTCTTTCATATAACATAGCCTCACCTGCCCTTTCTATCTCTTTAACATCTAATTTAGGATCAACTTGTTTAAACATTAAAGTTAACCCTTTATTATAAGAAGTATAATTCATAATCATCTTCTTAAACATTTTAAGCATAGTTAATGGGTCATTATAATCTATCTTAGGTAAGGAAGTAGGACTGACATAATCAGGTCCCTTAGGGTCTAACCCTCCTTTACCCCCAAATAGATCAAAAACTTTATCAGGATCAATAGGCATGTTAATTATAAATATTATTTGCAGTGATAATCAGCCGCTCGTGTAGCTATCTGTTTAACAGGTTTAATATTAGCTCTATAACCTAAAGATGTGACCCATCCCTTAGCAGCTGAAACTAATTTATTGCTAAAATAAAACTCATCATTATTATAATCCAAGTCTATTTCAACCTTAATACTAGGCATATGCTCAGTTATTAAGTTAGCCATTTCTAAAGAAAACTCAGTTTCTTTCCACAACCGTGTCCAATTATCCTTAGTAGGTGGAAGAACACTTTTTTGAAAAATGTAATGAACCCCATTATTTAGGTAACGATAAGCTATAGCAGTAACATATATAATTTCTTGCCCATAACGTTGAGAATCCGTTCCTATATGGACTTCTATAAACGGGTCGCCACCTATCATTTTAGCTGTATAGGTGACGGGATTTACCGGTTTTCCATCAACTGTTCTGAATTTCATAGTTCTTCTATTCTTTTAGCTTTGTCGTCTATTACTAAATCAAAATGGGGCTTTTCATCCCCACATTTAAGTTCATGATATTTACATCCCCACTCATTAAGTTGAGATAAAGTATGTTCTCTATAATCTTTACCTGAAATAGAGCCTCGGGCTGTCCAATAAACTATTTTCCAACCTTCATCATAAAGTTTATTTATCTTAGCTATATTTTCATTGTTAGGAACAGATAAATCATATCTTCTCTGTTCTGGGTAGAAACATATTGTTTCATCAATATCTACTAAAGCTACTTTTTGTTTACCTTCTACTGTAAACCTATCTGAAACATGAAATTCCATAACATTAATGGTTAAGTTTAAAAAATTAGTACCCAAGGAGAGACTCGAACTCTCACGCCTTTCGGCACTGGCTCCTAAGACCAGCGTGTCTACCATTCCACCACTTGGGCATCCTCTATTTGCTTCGTTCGGGCGGAAGATGTTGGATTCGAACCAACGCATCAATTTCTTGACGACGGTTTAGCAAACCGCTCCATTAACCACTCTGGCAATCTTCCTTTAGGCGGTGAGGGAGAGATTCGAACTCTCGGTACCTTGCAGTACAACGGTTTTCAAGACCGCCGCAATAGACCACTCTGCCACCTCACCTAGAGCCCATTACTGGGCTGGCTCTGGAGTTTCTGCTGGGAGAGTCTCGAGTGAGTCGAGCAACTCGTGAACAGAATCAACAGGTGCTACATGAGCTGTTGAATCCTGAGCAGCAGTTTCACAGTTTTCACATTCGCCGTGGTTCCCACATCCCATGAGACCCACAATGGCCATAACAACAAACAAGTTTTTCATATCTATTATAAGTATTAAATTTTTTACCAAATATCCCATTCTTGACCAGCCATAATATAAGCTGAGCCGGAGTCTAAGGTTGGGTTTTCAAGCATAAAGGCTATTGCTGTTGATCTAACTTCGGTTACAAGACCATGCTTATTAGCTTCATTTAAAACAGCATCAACAATATCTTTATAGTTATTATTCATTTTTTTTCTTTTTTTGTTATTGGGGGAGGCACTTTACCTCCCCCTCAAACAACATGGCATATATATTAATCTCAAACGAATTGAGAAGCGATTTCATACAATTCTTTGTTAATTTTTAAATCTTGCTTGAAATTCTTAACACGACGAGCTTTACGGAGTTTAACACCACTAACATATTCAAAATCCCCATCAATCATTTTTTCTTGGAGAACATTAAATACATTCCACAAATCATTCCCTTCATCCTCCTTGCGAGTTGGTTTGAGAACTTCTTCAATATTAATTCCATAGTCTTTAATAATATTTTGGTTTTCATTAATTTTTTCAAAACGAGTTTCAAGAGCCTTTTTAGCGAACTCTACTTTTTGTTCTTGAGACAAAATAGTACTCTTGAACTTATTCATTACCTCAACAGTAACTGGAAGCTGCCCTACCAATTCAGATACAATTGCTTGAACTTCTTCAAATGAATAGCCCATATGGCGGACTTTTTTATCAGCAAAATGCTCAGTGGCAACTACCAAACCATTAGAACAAACCAACCTAAACAAACCAGCTGTAAATTGAAAGCTATTCTTACCATCATGAGAGTTTGAGATAAGAATTTGTGGGTAAACTGTGTCACCATCATTACCATCAATTACAATATCTGGGTTACGAAAAACTAGCATGTGTTTTTGGAAACCTTTGTTACGGCGGGCTCGAACTTCAACAGCCTTGCTAACACCCCATCCCATTTTTTCCATATCATCAATGATGCGGTCAGTTGGAATGTGAACATACTTGTCTGAAGAACCTGCCATTTTGTGAGAGGTAAAAACTGAAGGCGCTGTTTCTTTGATTTGGTTTCTTGTGAGAAATTCCATAACTTTTATTTTTTATTTTTATTTAAATATAATAAGCTTAGAGTGTGGAGCCAAGTTCTTAGTTAAAGAGAGCTTGAAACTCAAGCAAATCTTTTTCGGCTTCCTCGTAATTACCAATTCCGTATTGGTCAACAATCAAGTAAAGAGCATGTTCATCATCAAAAGCAGCCATCACATGATCACCTTCAGTGGCTTTAAGGTATTTTCTAATCATGATAGCAGTAACAATAAGCTCATCAAATGAACATTCATTCTCAATAAGTTTTGAAGCAAACTCATTTGTCAATTCGGGCAAAGCTGAAATAGTCATGTTGTTAAATTTTATTTCTTATTTTACACTCTAAAGATAACAAATTTAGCCTGTCAAGCCAAACTTTTTAATAAGAAAGATTAACCCCGTAAACTGTTGTAACAGACCCACTTAAAACTGTAGGATTTGTTGCTATAAACTTAATATGACTTGCAGGTATGGTAACAGATGGAGTAAAGGAAAAAGTCGCTGTAGATGACGGATTTACTATAAAACCCGCATGTATTGACTCTGTTATAACAGTACAGTTTGTAAGAGAAGAAATAGAAGCAGAGTTAAAAACTTGTCTATAAGCTACTCCTCCATAAGGAGAACTTGGATCAGAAAAAGTAGTTCCTTCAATAACAAAATAAGTTACATAGGGGATATCATTTATTAAAGTAAAAGTAGTAGCTCCAACAGATAAATTAGCTGAAGCAGTAACTCCATTTCTTAAATCAGTTCTTGTGTATGTTGGCATGTTAATAAATATCCAAGATCAAGCCAACTTGCACATACCTCACCTCAAAATATCCGTATATACAAACCTTATCTAAAATCTAATGGATCTTCAGTAGGAAACTCATAATCATCATCATACTTGCCTTCCCCTTTTCCTCCTTTATAAGGCCCAATTTTATAAAAATAAGCTAAATCATCAGGCAATATAAAAAAATCAGGTTTAAAAGTATTTCCTACATATAAAACTTCATCTTCAGTGAAGGAAGATATAGTGTTCATAAAATCAGGGTTAAATATAAAATTTGGATTATCCGAGGAAATCCCAATAATAATAGGAACTCGATCAGAGGTATCTCGAGATTGCCTTGAAATGAAATTATAAGCGATTCTCGGGTCTGTAGTGAATGAATGGATGCCCCTTTGGCTACGAGGAGCAACTTCTAACCCGGGGTTGGGAACTGCTATAAATTCATATTTTGATAGATCAATATAATCATCCCAATTGAGTTTTTCAAATGTAGAGAGGGGGATAGTAGCTCCCCTGAGGATTAGTTTTTTACCACGAGGAGTAGCAATCAAATCATTTGAGTTGGTGGATGCTAAGGGGTCTAAGATCCTGGGAAATTTGGATTTTAAGGATAGGAGCTTTGGGGCGTTACTAACTAAAATAGAAGGGATATCTACCCCTTGTCCTATTGTTGCTTTTGTAAAAGACCTTAACCCCGATAAGAATTCATTTTCATCTTCTGTATTTTTTTCATGTTCATCCCCAATTAAATAAGCAAATTTGGCTCTTTTTGAATTGTTAGTTTTTATAGCGGGTGAATATGGATCGGCAAATAGTCTTTTACCGTACTCTAGTTCTCTGAGGATATTAACTAATTTCACGGTTAATAAATATTATAAGGCATCATGAGGATACCATTCATCATCATCCCATTCTGAGATGATTTCGTTTTCTTCTTCGTCCATAGATCATTAAATGTTTGAAGGTTAGTATGTAGTTTTTAGAGAGGAAACCTGGGTTAACTCATAACAATAAATATAGGTATATGTTTTTTCAATAGCAAAAAGTTTTAAAGATCTTTTTTTACAATTTTGTGGCTTTTGAAAAGGTTTGGCAAAATGGGAAAATGGGATAAGTTATGGGATATAGGTATATATTTTGTCGATGGGAAAGGTTTACTCTCCCCATTAAAAACACCACACCCTGCTAACATACCCGGTCCGCATCGATGGATAACAACGCGCGTGGGAGATACGGTGCTATATAGCGGTACGTACGTACGACACAGATACGACAGACTCCTTACGGAACCTGTCGCACCACATTCTTATCGTTTTGTAAATTACGCCTCGACAGATTCGACAACTTTTTTAGGGCGGCCGGGCTTTCCACCTCCCATTGCTTTTTTAGCGTTCAATTCGGCAATTCGCATTTGACGCTTCGATTCCGGGTTCACAGTACCTGCTGGTCGACCGCGCTTAATTACTTCACCACTTGCGATACGATTCGCAATTTCGGTCAAACGCTTCTGACGAGCCGATTCTGGATTGATACCGCTGCCAACCGGCCGACCGGCCTTACGCTTTTCAACATTCAATTCAACGTTCATCACGACTTGGTTTTTGGTGTTCTTAGACATGGTGTGTTGTGTTTTGTTTGTGTGTGTTTTTTTTAAATCTTATACCTAAATATAACGATCAATCTTGCGGTTCTAAAATCCTAAGTGTGCGTTGTTTGCGTTTGAATTACTTATCTTCGCTCTTAGTGAGCGTGTAGATGATTGGATATGTAACTAAGAAAACACTGTATGCGATTAAGCCATATGACCCAACAGTGAAAATAGCGTTCATAACAGTTTCAAAATTCATGGTCGGTTGGTTTTGGTGTGTATTACTTTTAAATCTTATACCGTAAATATACTATCTGATTACGGTGGGTCAAAACCCTGAATACATTAGTAACTGGTATCCCAAGATTTATTAACCAACATTTCGTTCAATCGCTCTAAACTCTTCCTACCCCCATGTCTGAGTTCGGAGTACCTATCCAACAAATCATCATCATTTGAGTTGGTTAGTGTTTCATTAGATAACTCTACAACGTATCCTGCTCCTATAGCCCCGAAGGACATACCTGTGTCTCTACCCTCTCGAATCTTAACTATAGACACATTTACATTGTTGATGGTCATTTGGCTTTGTGTTTGGTTGATGTATATTACTTTTAAAACTTATACTGTAAATATACGACCTGATTGCGTTGGGTCAAAGCCCTGGGTGCGTGTTGTTTAGGTCTTAAAATATCGCTCCCGTCTTATTCAACTCCGCTGCGTCAAACGCCTTAACAACTACCTCCTCAAACGTCTCCTCGTTACGTGCTTTTCCATACTTCAAAGCATCTTCATATGTCCCATTGTACAGGTTAAACATCCTGTGACCTGAACAATCATAACCGCTATACTCAGTCCAAAATATGATCCACAGGTTGTTGTTCATTTCTTTATCTTTTAAATCTTATGAACTAAATATAACGATCAGTTTCGGTTAAACCAAACCCCTAACTCCACTCACTTATGTCTCAACCTCTTAAATACATCAAGCAACTCTGGGTTGTTCATTATCCTATCCCTCAATGCCTTTGACTTTTGATCCAAGAAATCGTTATATTCTTTCTCACTCTTAAATCCATTCTTTTTCCAATTTTCCATTTTAATCATTATTTTTATTATTAAATCTTATACATAAATATAACGATCAGTTTCAGTTAAACCAAACCCTTCAACTCATTTACCCCTTAAATTCCTTAATCAACCCTTCAACCAACCCCAACAACTCATCATTATTACCCTTAAATCCAAAATACTTCTTCACATCACCAATTTTCCAATGACGGTTTGGTTTCAAACCAACACTATACATTTTCAACTGTCCCCGCAACACATTCAAATTCCAATAACAAACTGGTACTTCATTACCGTTTACCGTAACCGTCTTTCCACTCTCAACCTCCAACCAGAACTGGGAATTTTTGTTAATAGTCATCTTTATCTATTTTTAAAACTTATACCTAAATATAACAAATAAATCCAATCAAACCAAACCCCCAAGTTAAAACACCCCACCATCAATTATAACCCTCTTCCTAACCTTATATTCTTCTAACCCCTCATAATAAACATTCCCTACTTTTACACTATCTATTTTATTAAAATAAACATAGTCAGATGGATCTTCTCCTCTAATTACTACTTTTAAATTTTTATTTTCAACTTTCTCCAACATCCCAATCAATTCTTTAACTGTCATTTTTCTTATTTTTAAAACTTATACCTAAATATAACAAATAATTTTTAATTATTAAAATACCTTATACTTAAAACTTACTTTATAAACTTCTCCATCTTCAAACTTCCCATTTTCTACACTTCTCTTTACATTCCAAACATCCCCATTATATATTTCAATTTCAAAATTCTCCCATAAACTATTATTACTAATCTCCTCCATCATTTCTTCTATTTTAATTCCAATACTCCACATATCAAACCAATCTAACCCTACTTTATATTCTACCAAATCTCCTTCTTTATAATCCTTATAATCCCCATCCAAACTACTAAATACATTTTCTAAAATATAATCAACAACCTTCAATTCTCCTTCTTTAAACTTCTTCATTTTATTTATTAATTATTTTAATTAATTATTATTAAATATAATAAATAAATATTAATTAATAAAATTCTAAATTAATTAATTAATTTCCTCTCCTTTAATATAAACACCAATCTTGGCTTCTTTATCATAAAAAGTGACCAAATTATTTTCAATATATTGTGTCAATTTAAGGCCCATTCCTTCCCAAGCTATTGTTTCAATTAAATTATTTAGACCTTCATAAGCTTTATCAAAGGTCAAAAAATATCTATTTTCAATTATTACCAAACCATCCTCTTCAACCCACAATTTAAATACTTCCATTTTTCTTTTTTATTAATTATTTTTAATTAATTATTGCTAAATATAACAATTTTTATCTAATAAAACAAGTATCTAAATTAAATTATCCACGTAGCGCCCTTACGCTAATGTGTGATTAATCAATCAGTTCAATAGCGAATTCGCCTGAGAGCATTTATTGAATAATAGTGAAAGTGCCTGGGAAATAGGCTATGTGCTAATTAATCATTAGCTTTACCCTTAGCATCACGAGCATGTTTTATTTTATGATTCAATAATGAAAATGCCTCGAAAACAAAACAGTGATAGTAAGGAAAATTCCTGATCACCTGGTGATCAAAAACGAAAACGCCCGAGACAGAAGCATAGTCAATAGTGAAAATGCCCGTAAAATTGAATAAATTGCTATTAATCTGTTTGGCTTTAGCTAACTTAAACCGATGCACTATCGACATTCTTATACGCACTTTGGCGGGTCTGGCTGTGGTGTTTGGCTGTAAGCTTATTAATTAATAACGTTTTATTACGGTG